GGTGTTGGTTATCGAGCACTTCATGCAATGAATGGAATTGGGGCTTCTAGTAATACCGCTGTTGGAACAAACGCTTTATCAGGTGTTTTAACTGGCGCTAATAATACTGCTTTAGGTAAAGATTCGGGATCAACTATAAGTAGTGGTAGTAATTTAACTGTTTTAGGTTTTGATGCAGAGCCAAGTTCAAATTCTGCAACAAACGAAATAACATTAGGTAACTCAAGTGTAACCGCGTTAAGAATACCTGGTCTACAATCAGGCGCATCTAATGGCGATGTACTTACGTTTAATTCTGGAACTGGTAAAATAACACTAGCTGCTGCTTCAGGCGGCGGCGGGGGTGCATCTAGTTTAAATGGTCTTTCTGATTGTTTAGTTGATACAGCTAGTTTATACGTCGCAGAAGTACCGTCAGGCTTAAGTGGTAATCCACAGAATAACACTATATTAGGTATTGATGCTGGAACAGCTTTAACTACAGGAACAGATAATACTTTTATTGGTCATCAAGCTGGAGATTCTTATACAACTGGTATTGATTCTGTAATGATTGGTAATAAAGCTGGTCAAGCTACAAACGGAGCACAAAATGTTTTTATTGGAAATCAAGCAGCAGAAAATTCTACAGGTTCTATGCATGTTGCAATTGGTCATAGAGCATCTTCAAGTGGCGGATCTTTAGGAGTTGTTATTGGTCGTGAAGCTGGATTAAGCAATACTGGGGATCAGGGTGTAATAATTGGCTCAAACGCAGCAAGACAAGGTAATTCAGCTCATAATCATATTTCTATAGGTCGTGAAGCTGGATATTCAAATACTTCTGGAGGTGAAAACACAAATATAGGTTATAAAGCTGGATATTCAAATACGACTTCTTCAAACAGAACTGCAGTCGGATATGGTTCTTTAGAATTTAACACAGGTAGTCAAAACACTGCGTTTGGTCAATACACTTTAAGAGGAACATCAGGAGCTTCAAGCGGCCAATTTAATACTGCTGTTGGTTATACCGCTGGTGAAGATATAACTACAGGACAAACAAATAGTTTATTTGGATGGGGAGCTGGTAAAGATATAACAACAGGTAGTAATAATACTGTATTAGGTTATTTTGCTCAACCATCATCTAATACTGTTTCTAATGAAATTACTTTAGGTAACTCAAGTGTAACATCATTAAGAATACCAGGTTTAGACATAGCGTCTGCTTCTACCCTTAGACTACATTTAAAAAATCATACAACTAACACAAGCACGTCTACTATACTAAAAATAGAAAGAGGCAATGGAAGTAGCCCAGATAAAGTAATTGGATTTTTTACTACAACTGCTGAAAGAGGCTCTATAACAGTTAATGATTTTGGTACTGCATATAACACTTCTTCAGATTATAGATTAAAAGAAAATGTAGCAAATATTACTAATGGAATTACTAGAGTAAAACAACTTAATCCTAAAAGATTTAACTTTATAGGTAGCAATCAAGTTGTTGATGGTTTTTTAGCTCACGAAGCTCAATCTGTAGTTCCAGAAGCTGTAATTGGCGAAAAAGACGCTGTGGACTCAGACAACAACGCTATTTACCAAGGTATTGATCAAGCAAAAATAGTTCCTTTGTTAACAGCGGCGTTGCAAGAAGCAATAACAAAAATAGAACAGTTAGAAACTAGAATACAAACTTTAGAAAATAATTAAAATGTATAAAAACACAATTACATCAGAAAACACACCAGATAGTCATAAAGCAATTATAATAGGCCAAGTAGACGGTCAATTAGCAGAAGCTGCAGATTCAGAAACTTCAGCAGAGCAATTGCAAATAATTAAAGATCACTTTAAGTGGTTACTATCAAACGATTTTTATAAAGCCGAATGTAGTGCTGAACAAGTAAGTGGCATGGAGTCATATTTACCAGCTGATTACAAAAATGACTACGAAGATCTTCCATCATAATGTCTAAACTTAATAAAAAATCTATGGCTTGTAATAAGCCTAGAAGAACTCCTAAACACCGAACTAAGTCTCACGTAGTTAAAGCTTGTTCTGGTGGAACAGAGAAAATTATAAGGTTTGGTCAGCAAGGTGTTACAACAGCCGGCAAGCCTAAAAAAGGTGAGTCAGCTAAACAAAAAGCAAGACGTAAAAGCTTTAAAGCTAGACACAGAAAAAACATAGCAAAAGGTAAATTAAGCGCAGCTTACTGGGCTAATAAAGTTAAGTGGTAATGAGCAAAGACAAAAAGAAGTTTAAAGATACAACCGTAGGTAAGCTATTGTTAGGGGCGGCTGGTGTAATAAATCCAGCTCTTGGTAATGTCTTGCAAGGCGTTATGTCGCCTAAAGAGGCTATAGCTGAAATAACTAAATCAGATGTGTCTAACGAAGATAAAATTAAATTACAACAGCTAATATACGAACAACAAAATAAAGAAATAGAGGCAATAACAACTCGTTGGCAAGCAGACAGTATGTCTGACTCGTGGCTTTCTAAAAACGTGCGCCCACTAGTTTTAGTGTGGTGTATATGTATATTTTCTTTAGCTGGAATATTAGACAGCGTTGAGTCTATACCTTTTAACATAGGTGTAACATGGAACGACACTTTCGAGAAGGTTATGATGGCGGTCGTGTTAGCCTATTTCGGCGGACGCACGACAGAAAAAGCTACAAATGTTTTTAAAAGTAAATAAAGCATATTATAAGTGATTAGTATATAGTAAATTAAATAATAATTAAATCAAATAAAAATGAGTAAAAAAATAGAAGAAAAAGAGTTAGAGCAGTTAAAAGCTCAAGAGTCTGTTAAGTTAAGATTAATATCTGACATAGGCGCTGTAGAAGCTCAAAAGCACGAACTGCTTCATGCGTTTGCAGAGGTTGTAGGTAAGTCAAAAGAGTTAAACAATACTCTTGAAGAAAAATACGGTAAAATAACTGTAAACCTTGAAGACGGATCTTACGAAGAAATAGTAGAAGAAGAAGTTGAAGAAGATGGCGAAGCTAATTAGAAAAATAAGTATAGGCGCAGATTATAAAAATGAAGCAATGCACTACTCCGTAGGTCAACAAGTCTACGGAGGTCATTGTATTTGTGATATATTGCACGATCAAAAAGACGGATCTTATAATATATATATAGAAAAAAACAATGAAATAATACCTTGGAAGAAATTTAACTCTAACATGGCTGTTTCAATTGAGTATAATCTAGAGTATTAATGAAAAGCTTATATAACTTTATTATAGAACCTGAAAATAGCAGGTATAATAATGAAGTAAATATTAACGGTAAAAAGCTTATTGTTAACACAACTATGGACGATCACAAGTTTGTTAATAGAGTTGGTATAGTAAAATCAATACCTTTGGTTGGTAAAACAAATATAAAAGTTGGTGACAAAGTAATAGTGCATCATAATGTTTTTAGAAGGTTTTATGATATAAAAGGTAGAGAAAAAAACAGTAGTTCATATTTTAAAGAAGATATGTATTTTTGTTATTACGATCAAATATTTTTATACAAGCAAAATAACGAGTGGAAAGCTCCTTTAAACTACTGCTTTGTAAAACCTATACTTAATAATAAAAAAGACATTATAACGACTGAAAAAGAAAGAAAACATATTGGAGTATTAAAATATGGTAATAAGTCGTTAGAGGCGTTAGGAATAAACGAAGGAGACTTAATAGGTTTTAACCTTAATAGCGAATATGAGTTTGTTATAGATAATAACAGACTATATCGTATGCAGTCTAAAGACATTACAATTAAATATGAATACAAAGGAGACGAAGTTGAATATAATCCAAGCTGGGCAAAAGGCTGTGGAAGAACTTATTAAGGTTGCAAAAGAACCTATAGTTGATTCAGATGATGATATATCTGCTGATCGTTTAAAAAACGCAGCGGCAACAAAAAAGCTAGCTATATTCGATGCCTTTGAAATACTTTCTCGTATACAAGAAGAAGAAAATATGTTAAATGATAAACCTAAAGAAGTTAAAGAACAAAGAGCTTTTAAGGGTTTTGCTGAAGGTAGATCAAAATGAGTTACGAACAAACTCTAGTAAAGACACTAAAAGACTACATAAAGCCTAAAACATTAAATAAAAACAACAGGTATAAAAAATGGGATTATGGTTATAATGACGAGTACGATATGGTTGTTATATCTAAATCAGGTAAAATAGATCAAGTAATTGAAATACAAAACCTTAAAATAGCTTTACCTAAACCTGTTGATATAAAAAAATTTAATTCAAATACTTGGGAATATACAGAATACCCTAAAGTATTAAAAAGAATAAAGTCTGTTTTTGATTGGGAACAATATCCTGTAGAATTTAAAGAAGAGTGGTATGATTACATTGATAATGAGTTTACTAGAAGGGAAGAAGGTTTCTGGTTTTATAACAAAAACGTTCCTACTTATGTTACTGGTACTCATTACATGTACTTGCAGTGGAGTAAAATTGATGTCGGTCAACCAGACTTCCGTGAATCGAACAGATTATTTTACATATTCTGGGAGGCTTGTAAGGCCGATAATAGATCCTATGGAATGTGTTATCTTAAGAACAGACGTTCTGGGTTTTCCTTTATGGCGTCCGGGGAGTGCGTTAATATGGCAACAATATCAAGCGACTCTAGGTTTGGGATATTATCAAAGTCTGGTCCTGATGCCAAGAAGATGTTTACCGACAAGGTTGTACCGATATCGGTTAATTACCCCTTCTTTTTCAAACCGATTCAGGACGGAATGGACCGCCCAAAGACAGAGCTTGCGTACAGAGTACCAGCGAGTAAGTTTACCCGCAAGAAGCTTGAGACCAACGAGAAATTACAAGAGCTCGACGGTCTCGACACCACGATCGACTGGAAAAATACCGGTGACAACTCGTACGACGGTGAGAAACTTAAGCTACTCGTCCACGACGAAAGTGGTAAGTGGGAAAAGCCGAACAACATCCTCAACAACTGGAGGGTTACGAAAACAACGTTAAGATTAGGTAGTAAAATTATAGGCAAATGCATGATGGGTTCAACAAGCAACTCATTAGATAAAGGCGGTGATAACTTTAAAAAACTTTACTATGACTCAGACGTTACAAAGAGAAATCGCAATGGACAGACTGCTTCAGGATTATATTCTTTGTTCATACCTATGGAATGGAACTACGAGGGATATATTGATATGTATGGAGCACCTGTCTTCGAAACTCCGGACAAACCGGTACTCGATGCAGTTGGGGATAAAATAAGACAAGGCGTAATTGACTATTGGCAAAACGAAGTAGAAGGTTTAAAAAACGATCAAGACAGTTTAAATGAGTTTTACAGACAGTTTCCAAGAACTGAAAGCCATGCTTTTAGAGACGAAGCAAAGCAATCGCTTTTTAACTTAACAAAAATATATGAGCAAATAGATTATAACGATGAATTAGCTAATTCTAGTATTATATCTAAAGGCTCGTTTCAGTGGAAAAACGGTGTAAAAGATACTACAGTAGAGTTTATGCCAAATAAAAATGGTAGATTTAAAATATCTTGGGTACCAATATTTGAAATGCAAAACCGTATGCGTTTAAAAAACGGTGTTAAATATCCTGCTAATGATCACATAGGAGCATTTGGTTGTGATAGTTATGACATATCAGGTACTGTAGATGGTGTAGGTTCAAACGGTGCATTACATGGACTTACTAAGTTTTCAATGGAAGAAGCACCTTCTAATCAGTTTTTTTTAGAATATGTTGCTAGACCACAAACTGCTGAAATATTTTTTGAAGATGTGCTTATGGCTTGTGTATTTTATGGCATGCCAATATTAGCAGAAAATAATAAACCTAGACTTTTATATCATTTTAAAAGAAGAGGTTATAGAGGTTATTCGATGAATAGACCAGACAAGATTTATAATAAATTGTCTGTGACTGAAAAAGAAATAGGTGGAATACCTAATTCATCTGTAGATATGAAACAGTCTCATGCTGCAGCTATAGAGTCTTATATAGAAAAACATGTAGGGCAAAATGAACAAGGCTACGGCAATATGTATTTTAGTAGAACACTAGAAGACTGGGCTAAGTTTGATATAAATAATAGAACAAAATTTGATGCTTCAATAAGTTCTGGGCTTGCTATAATGGCTTGTAATAAAAATCTTTACGCGCCAACACAAGAAAGACAGGTTGTAAATATAAATCTTGGAATAAAAAGATACGACAACAAAGGATCAAGATCAAAAATAATTTAAATAAATGGTTAACAAAGCTATAAAAAGTTCTTTTCCCAGCCAAGCGGTTAGTGATTTAGAGAAAATGACATCTGAGTATGGCGCTAAAGTTGGTAGAGCTATTGAGCATGAGTGGTTTAATAATAAAACCGATTATAACGACAAAAACGGATCTGGTAGATATGGTTCGTCTAGAAGAGCTTTTAACTCTCTAAGACTTTATGCTAGAGGTGAGCAATCAGTTAGAAAATATAAAGATGAGTTGTCTATTAATGGTGATTTGTCTTATTTAAATTTAGACTGGAAGCCTGTACCTATTATACCTAAGTTTGTAGACATAGTTGTTAACGGTATGGCAGATAGATCTTATGATATAAAAGCATACTCACAAGACCCAGCTTCTATAAAAGAACGTACTGATTACGTTACTAAAATAGCTGAAGACATGCAGTCTAAGCCTTTTAATGATGCTGCTGCTAGCCAATTAGGTGTAGATATATATCAAACAGATCAATCAAAGTTACCTGAATCTACACAAGAGCTTGAGCTTCACATGCAGCTAGATTACAAACAGTCTATTGAAATAGCAGAAGAGGAAGCTATTAATAGTGTTTTTGATAAAAACAAATATGAATATGTATCTAAAAGAATAAACAATGATTTAGTTGTTTTAGGTATTGGTGCTGCTAAAAGCTCTTTTAATAAGGCTGAAGGTATTAAAGTAGAATATGTAGATCCAGCTGATCTTGTATACTCTAATACAGATTCACCTTATTTTGATGATATTTATTATGTAGGTGAGATAAAAGAAATATATTTAAATGAGCTTAAAAAAGAGTTTCCTGAGCTAACAGACGATCAGTTAAAAGAATACGGTGGTTATAAAGGCTATAATAATATAGCTTATAAACATAATTCAAAAGCTGAAGAGGAAAACAGTGTATCTGTATTATACTTTGAATATAAGACATACGCTAATCAAGTTCATAAAATAAAAACTACAGCCACTGGCGGTAAAAAAGCTATTGAAAAAAACGATACTTTTAATCCTCCACAAGCAGAAGATTTTGAAAAAGTAGATAGAGCTATTGAGGTTATATACGAAGGTGTTAAAGTAATTGGTAGTAAAGATGTTTTAAAGTGGGAGCTAAAGAAAAATATGATGCGACCAAAAGCAGATACTACTAAAGCTCAAATGAGTTACGCTATATGCGCGCCGCGTATGTATGAAGGTCGTATTGAAAGCTTAGTTAGTCGTATGACTAGCTTTGCTGATATGATACAAATAACGCATTTAAAGCTACAGCAAGTGTTATCACGCATGGTGCCAGATGGTGTTTACTTAGACGCTGACGGTTTAGCTGAGGTTGACCTTGGTAATGGAACAAACTATAATCCACAAGAAGCTTTAAATATGTATTTCCAAACAGGTAGTGTTATTGGTAGATCAATGACGCAAGATGGTGACATGAATAGAGGTTCACTGCCTATAAGAGAAATAAATACAAATGGCGGTAACAATAAAATAGCCTCTTTAATAAACACGTATAACTATTACTTACAAATGATGCGTGATGTTACTGGCTTAAATGAAGCTAGAGATGGTAGTATGCCAGATAAAAACGCATTAGTAGGTATACAAAAAATTGCTGCTGCTAATTCTAACACAGCAACAAGACACATATTGCAATCAAGCTTGTATATAACCCTAACAATGGCAGAGTGTATTGCGATGCGTGTTTCTGATGTAATAGAATATTCACCAACTAAAGAGTCGTTTATTAAGACTTTAGGTAAGTTTAATGTTTCTACTTTAGAAGAAATGGCTAACTTACATTTACATGATTTTGGTATATTTATAGAATTAGCACCTGATGAGGAAGAAAAAGCAATGCTTGAAAATAATATACAGCTTGCTTTAAAATCTAATCAAATAAATCTTGAAGACGCTATTGATATTAGAGAAGTTAGAAATTTAAAGCTAGCTAATCAATTACTTAAAATAAGACGTAAGAAAAAACAAGAGCTAGACCAACAACAGGCTCAAGCGAATATACAAGCGCAGAGTCAAGCTAACGCACAAGCAGCTCAAGCATCAGCCGCAGCTGATATGCAAAAGCAACAAGCTCTTACAGAATCAAAAGCTCAGTTAGAGCAAATGAAGTCACAGCTTGAAATAGCCAAAATGGAAAGAGAAGCTGCAATTAAAAAAGAGTTAATGCAGTATGAGTTTGAAATTAATAAACAGCTGCAGCAAGGGCAAATAGCTATTGCTAAAGAAAAAGACAAGTTTAAAGAAGATCGCAAAGACGAAAGAACTAAAATACAAGCTTCACAGCAAAGTGAGCTTATAAATCAAAGAAAAACAAACGCGCCGCCTAAAAACTTTGAGTCCGCAGGTATGGACACATTAGGTGGGTTTGGACTTGAACAGTTTGAGCCGCGTTGAAAATAAACAAACAATTATATAATATTTTATCATGTCAGAACAAACACAACCGATCGAAGAGATCAAAGATGAAGTTGTAGATCAAGTTGAAGCTACAACTGAAGAGCCTAAAAAAGAAGAAGTTACCTATAAAGAAAAAACAAAAGACGGTACAATAAAACTTGATTTAGGTAAATTTAAAAAATTTCAAGAACAACAAAACGCTGAAACAAATGTTGAAAAAGAAGTGCCAGTGCAAGCACAAGAAGAGCCGAAAGACTCAGACAATAAAGAACAGGTTAAACAGCAAGTTGAGGAGCAGGTTATACAAGAGATAACAGAAGAAGAAACTGTTACAGAAAAACCTGTTGTAGAGCAACCTGTTGTAGAAGAAACAAAACTAGTACAAGAACAAAAAAAATTACCAGAAAATATTGAAAGTTTGGTAAAGTTTATGGAAGATACTGGCGGTAGTATAGAAGACTATGCAAGATTAAACGCAGACTATACTAACGTAGACAATAATACATTATTAAAAGAATATTACAAGTCAACTAAATCTCATCTTGATAATGAAGAGATTAACTTTTTAATTGAAGACAGTTTTTCATATGATGAAGAACTAGACGAACAAAGAGATATTAGAAAGAAAAAGTTGGCGTTGAAAGAAGAAGTTGCGAAAGCTAAAAAGTTTCTTACCGGTTTAAAAGACGAATACTACAAGGAGGTCAAGTTGAGTTCTAAGTTGTCTAAAGACCAGCAAGATGCTATTAACTTTTATAACGAATACAACCAAAAACAAACCACTGCCAATGAAATCCAACAAAAGCAGTATAAGCAATTTGAGCAAACTACCAATAATGTTTTTAACGAAAACTTCAAAGGTTTTGATTTTAGAGTTGGAGACAAAAAATATAGGTACAATGTAAAAGATGCCGCTGCTGTTAAGGATTACCAGAGTGACATATCTAATTTCGTTAAGGAGTTCTTAGACGAAAATAATATGATGAAAGACGCTGCTGGTTATCATAAAGCTTTATATGCTGGTAAAAATATTGATAAAATTGTATCGCATTTTTATGAGCAAGGTAAGGCTGACGCAATAAAAGAAACCGCTGTAAAGTCAAAAAATATTGACATGGGTGCTAGAACTGTAAAACCAGTTGTAGACACTAGCGGTATGAAAATTAAAGTGTTAGGTGGTGAGAATAGTTCTAGGTTAAAATTTAAAATTAGAAAAAAATAAAAACTTAAAAATTTAAAAAAATGGGATTTAACACATCTTTAGGATTAGGTGGATCATTTTCACTTACTCCACACCCAACAGCAGATGTTTTGTCTACAAACTATATTAGCTTTGTTGACGGAAGTGCTGATTGGTCACAACAATATCTACCTGAGTTGTACGAGCAAGAAGTAGAGCGCTACGGAAACCGTACTATCAGTGGATTTTTACAAATGGTAGGCGCTGAAATGCCTATGAGTTCTGATCAAGTTGTTTGGTCTGAGCAAAACAGATTACACATTGCATATAAAAGTGCAGGTGCTGTAGATAGTGCTACGAGTGTGCAAGTTGCTGATACAGCAGCTAGTACTATTTCTCTTGGTACTGGATTAAATAACGCGTTAAGAGTTGGTGATACAGTTCTTATTACAGACGCTGCTACTGGACTTAAAACAGTAAAATGTTACGTGTCTACTACAGCTGCTACTGCTACGCAAACTGCTGGTCAAGGTGGAAACAACACAGATGCTACGTGTCTGCCTTATTCTGCTGCACACTTAACTAATGCTGGTTTTGCAACTGATGAGCAAATTAATATATTTGTTTACGGTAAAGAATTTGCAAAAGGCACAGCTAGTCAATCAGGTGAAATCAAGCCACAGTTCCAACAGTATAACAACAAGCCAATAATTATTAAAGATCACTTTAAAATTAATGGTTCTGATACTGCTAGAATCGGATGGGTTGAAACTACTGACGAAGCTGGACAAGTAG